TTTTATTATTTTTATTTTTGAAACAATAAAAAAGCATAAAACACGAGGGTAGAGTCTGAAATGCTGTGCGAATATATTCTTTTTAGGAGAGAAAAGTAATTTTCAATTGCATTGTTATTTGGACTATAAGGAGGAGTAAACATGTAAGCATGACCTGCATCAGTGATGATTTTTAAGGTATTAGCTGATTTATGAAACGAAGCATTATCAAATATGAATACGTAGGATTTGTTGTCTTTATTAGAAGAATGTAAAATGTCTACTGTACTCTTAATGAAATCGCGAAAAGATTCCGTATTGAAGGATTTATTTATGATATGATAATTTAATACTTCACTTGATGTTACAGCCATTAAAAGAGAACGATGAGGAACATAATCTTGTTGCAATGGTGAATGCAATCTTTTGCCTTTACGTGCTAATCCTGTTTTTGATCTCACAGTATCTTTGTTAAACCCTGTTTCGTCAATAAAAACCATTGATTCTATATCATGTCGTCTTAACTCTTCTTAAAACAGTTTTCTTTTCTGACTTAACTTGTCGAGCTCATCACGAGATTTTACAATCATATATCTAGGTTTTTTTCGTGTTAACCTCAAGCTTTTTATGATATTGGAAATGCTCCCTAAAGAATCTTTCATTTTTAAAGCCTTGATAAGGTAAATTCTCAACTCTAAACGAGTGGAAAAGGGATATTTTACAAAATACTCATGGCATAAGTTAAGAAGCTCTTTGTTTGCCAGATGGGACTTTCGGTTTTGTGATTTGAGAAGTTCGATTCGTCGCTGCTCAGATGGGCTTCTTCTGAACCTTTCTCCATCCCCAAACTTTCTATACATTGCTTTTCTAATGTCATCTTGAAAACTTTGCTTCCACCTGCAAAGCGTACGACGATTAACCTTTGTCAAAATGCTAATATCTTTAACTTTGTATCCCAGCTGTCGCATCATTAAAGTTTTTGTTACTATCTCGTTTTGAAACATTTTGTATCTTGAGAAACTTATAGTCTTAGTTCAATCTAAAGAGAAATTTTGGGGACTATTTGACGAGATCACGAGTGTAGTATGAGCCATTCTTCACATATAGTTGAAATTATCAATATCAATATGAAAAGCGGTTTTGCACGACTTGTCGATTTGGTTTTATTCCTCAAAAGCATACAGATCCCAAAACAAATAACTCGAGATTTTTCCTTTTACTTGGATTTTTCGTTGTTTTCTACCAGAGCATTCCACGATTCCCTGGCATCGTCAAAATCGATGAAGTTATCATACTTTTGTTTTTCTGCATGAGAGACGGTGGTATCCCGTCGGTCTTTCATGTTCTTTCTATATGTACTCGTCTCTTCACTGAATCTTTTGTGAATATTCCAGAGCGAAGGGTACTGAAATTTCATTTTATTTCTGAATGCATCTATGTTTTTGAAGTAAAACGCACGAAGGGAAGAGAAAGTTTCTTTTCGTGTTCTCTTTGAGCTCTTGCTCTCTTCTCGTTTTTTCTTAAAACCATCCGAAACCTTTTTTCCCATAATTTTGCGCATTTTGTTACTAACTCCTTTCTCATAGAGTTCATCGATTTCGTCCCACGTTTTATCGTTTTTCATGTTTGTAGATGACTCTAACTGGTTTTTCCAGCGTAGATACAAACGAATTTGCAGGAAAAAATTGGTCACATAGGCGACAAAATTTGCGTCCGGTTCGTCCCGGAGTATGCTCTCCACTTGTTCTGTCACTATTTGTTTTGGTCGAAACATGAGTTCGTGTTTCAACTCTTTATAGTAGAAGGAGTTGGATGACTTGTCATTGTGTTGCGCTTTTCCTAGCACGATCTTCAGCAGATCTTCAAAGGATAATTTCTTATTCTTTCGACTATTTCTAACATGACGAGAATAACGGGAGGAAGGTTGCAGAGAGGAACTTGATGCGGACAACCTCGACACATAGTCCTCTTTTTTCATGGAGGGTTGAGACTCTTTGCTCACAGAGCTCGATGAAGACAATGAGACGACGTTTTCTTGTACAGAATCCTCATTCTTTCCTGTTGCATCGAATAAAGGGATTGCAGAACCTCTCTTTCTTGAATTGGGTTTAGGACTCAATGTCGATGGTTCATGTGTCAAGTCGATTACTTCTTTTACAGACAAATTCGAATTTTTTGAACTCCTACTTCTCTTACTTAGTCTTTCGTTCATTTTATATACTGTATTACTTTTACAAAAGATTTTATTCCAGATGCAAGATCAGCTGATGCACTCTTTCACGTGGTGCTTTACTCTTTCACAGGAAGAAACATATAAAATTTATTGACTATGTTGCGGCGGTGTCTTAAATTTTTTAAAAATAAATTTTCAAAGGCGAGCGTTAAATCATCAGAAGGAGCATTTCTTCAATTTCTCGTGGGAGGTTTAGAGCGGTTGATATTTCTCTGACATTCAGAAATAGCTGTACTTTCTCTTTGAGGACATTGACTTGCACAATCTCCCGGATCAAGTTCTCTAGATAAAAGGAAGGAGTCCAACGTTGCGGATGTCGAAGGGAGAGGCTGCAAGGACACTCGTCAGGGCCATAGATCTTCAATGCGCGCAGAGCTTGCATGACCTCCGGAAGATCACAACAGTTTGCTCCGTTGTACTTGCGTCCGTTGACAATAATCTGGGGCGGATGAAAAGGGTAGTTGTCGTGAAGGTCGAATTCGATATAGGACTCGGGATGAATGTATCCCGTGATGTTCTTCGTCACAACGATTTTCGTGAGCTCTTCTTCATATGTGATTTGTACAAAGTTCCAATTATTACGCAGTCTCTGACACTCCATATCCAATCTGCGATGATAATTTAGTTTGCTCTTGCATAATTTTGGATAAGGAGTCATCGTATCGTATTGTAGCTCTGCAAGTAAAGCGATCTTTACCTTTATATATCATCTCTCTCCTCTCTCTATCAAATGCGAGAGTAAATGTAAGTGCAAAAGTAAGGAACGATGCAGTAAGCGTCCATACGTACTACGTACTCAGACATCAAAATGACCACCCTCCTCCGACCGAAAAAATATGATACCAGCAGATTATAATATGAAGAGAGCCAAAATCGAGTTCAGTGCAAAACCATCCTTTGGTTATGGAAAACGATCAAGACAACCTTGCTTCTTTGTCACAGGCTCTGCGATTAGCACAAGAGCTCATACGCAAAATTTTTGAGAAAGAAAGAGTGAACAGCGAGGAGTTCGAAAATGTCCGACTCGAGAGAGACGCTCTGTCGTCGGAAAACAAGAGACTTCTTGCTGAAATAGAGACTTACCGTCGCGATTGGGTACCGAATAACGTCTGTTTGTGGAAAAAGTCGATGAATAAGCTTGAGAAAGAAACTCGTGAGCATGAACAAACGATGAAGAAGTTACAGAAAGCCAAAGAAGAAATTATTCTGTTAAAACGACCGACATCCTGCGCAGCTCTGTCCGAGAACGCAATTTCCTCCGAAACGCAAAGTGCTTCGGTTGATTTGGTTGCTACTGCTACTACTGTTACTACTTCTATTGATGTCGATGACTCGAAAGTCATAACTCCGTCTGTGAACGAAGAGTCACTAAGTAAAGATGAGATGAAGAGAGGTAGAGGAGGAGGAGAAGAAGAAGAAGTTCACGGAAAGAAGGAAGACGAAGATGATGAGACGAATCATACTAGAAACGAACAATTTTCACAGAAACAAAACTCATTTGAGAAAGGAGAATCGCTGGACAACGAGAAGTCACGAGGTATGGCAGACTCACGAGAAGACGTTGTTGACGCAGCAGAGAGTTCCGCGCAGAACGATCTTCCTTTCAATGAAGCAGAATCAGAGAAGGTGTGTCAAGAGCCGGAGCCGGATTATATCGAAAAAAAGGATTCAGTCACAGAAGAAGAGAAGAAAAAAGAAATTGTCGGCAAAGTCGTCGTCATTCGAGGAGTGAATCACTTCTTGAGTGAAGATAATCTGGTGTATGAATATGATGCATTGGGAGTGATGTCATCGACTCCCAAATATGAAAAGAAAGATGGAAAGTATAAAAAAGTTTCGGTGCCGCTGGCTACTACTGCTTCTACTGTTTCTCATATTTAACCGTTTCGCTTTCTTCTGTCGTATATTATGCATCTATCGTTTCTTCAGATAATTTTTTTTATATAGAATAAATAATCATGTTTTTAAATCTTTAAAACCTTTGGGTTATTATATCTCATAATAAACGACAAAACAGATACAAGCATGGAGAATCGTCTCAAATGCTTGAGATCTCCTATTTTCCACTTCTAGCCGGACCCAGGTTTGTAAAAAACGGGATTTTTGATCGTGTTATCGAGATTGCTTTTCGATGTTTCGTGGCTTTTCTTCAGATCTTCGCTCTTTGCGTCGACGACAGAGGAAGATGACACTGATTTACAGAACGTATCGTTCATTTGCGCGCTGTTTGTATCTGAACTCTCGCTGTCGCAGGATACGCCCTCGCGACGGCCGTATTTTCCATCAATCGCTTCGGTGTACTGCAAATCTTTTCTCCGCATGACACGTGGTTTCAGGATAAAACTGCTTCTCTCGAAAAACCCCAGGTACCGCATGAGATTTTCGTCCACGATCTGGAAATTCATTCCTACAAACTGGCAACCGATATGTATCGGAATCGCCGGGTCATTATTGATCGTCATTTTATTCAAAATCAAGGCGCTGGCGCTGTCGCTAGCAGCGATGCTTGAACTGCTCGAAGTGGTCGCTTCCGTCGATAGACCGCTGTAAGGATGCATGTTCGCACGCACGAAAGTGAGATGGCGTCTGTTGAAATTCGCAAACTCTTCTTTGTTCGTCGCGTTCTTGATATCCAACCAGTCTTTATCCTTGATCGAGACTCCCGCGAGAGCATTGGTAACTTCTTGCATGCCCACTGTGAGTTTCTTGTAATTATCCGGGTATCCCACTTGTCGCACCAAGATGACGACTTTTCCAAAGAGACGGCAAATAGGGACTCTTCCGAGATTGATTCTGCGGTAGTTGAACTCCGGACCGAGCAGTTTGTTAGGCGAGTACTCGGTGAAGTAGTACCGCAGCAAGATTGCGATTTGATCCATGCAGTTGTTGGACATACCGGGATGCAGATTCAGATGCAGGAACAAAGGGTCCTCTTTTGGAACGTCGCTGCTTTTCACGGTGTAGTAATTCTGTACGATGACACGGAGACACTGTTGGAACGTGACGTAGTTGTGCTGCATGTTCCTGTTTCCCGCATCCAGCGCGATCGTGACGATCGGAATGGTGGTCTTTGCTAAAGTGAGAGGGAAAAGATCAAAGTCGAGACATCGAGCGCCGTTCGTCAGAGCTAATTCTATCATACGCGTACTCACATAATAATCGTACTGATGATTGACCACACATGTCTTGTTACTTGTCATGATGTAAAACTCGGAGAGAATGGGCGCGCCTTTGTTCGGATCGGGATCGTCGATACATGACGTCGTCTTGTTCGCGCCAGAGCATGTATAGTTCGCCGCGCCCATATCTTTCGCTGTGCGGTAAGCGGCGTTGTAGAAATTCGAGCAGGAGGAGACGGAAGCCCGTCGGAGCGTCGTGCTCTGATCGTAGAAAGTAAACAAATCACTGATTTCCTGCGAGAGATCGACGTAAGCGGTTACTTGGGAGTTGTACAGAGTCGCCGCATCGGGAGATTCACAGGGCGAGTCTTTCGTACACGTCGGATCTTGGCATTTGAAGAAAAGGTAGCCGTAGACAAAGAAAAATCCGAGCACGATGAACACTAGAACCTTCGGGGCCAAGAAATCGTGTAGCTCGCCCATGTCTGCAGACATACTGGATCGAAAACAGTACATAACCAGAATCGATATGAACACCGTATGTAGAATAATGACGGTTCCTTGCACTGCGGTGCCTGCGTATGCAATACAACCATTGTAGCTCGGAGAATAGACGATGAGAGAAAGTACCAAGAAACTGATGTATAGCAAGAAGCCCATAATCACGAAAAACTCGCGGATGAGAACTTCGCGGAAATTCGCTTGAAGAGAGTTGATCGACTGAAGCACGAAGTCTCGATTGAAAGCGATGATCTCCGTCGCGCGCTGGGCCAAATCTGCAGTTGAAACGGAATCGCTCATTTTTCTCACTTAAGATTCTAGCGCGAAAAAAATGATACTGGTGAAAACTAGTGACGCGCTGCCACGCACACACACAATACACACACA